CGCCCCCGCCTCACCGTCCCCGACCGACCGCTGCCGCGTGTACGGCCGCCCGTTGTCGTGCCACGTGATGAGCCCACGGTCCTCGAGCGCCGCCCACGTCTCGAACACCGTGAGCACGCCGAGGTTGCAGCCGGCGGGGTCGTAGATGGCACCATCGACACGACGCCAGCCGAGGCGGGTGAGCACGTCGGGGAGGAGGTCGACGCTGGCGTTGACGGCGAGCGGGATCGTGGGGACGCCGCGGGGCGGCGCCGTCTTGCGCGTGCGGGTGCGGGTCACGACGCCTTCGCCTCGCGCTCGACGACCGCATCCGGCAGCCGCGTGATCCGTCGCTGGTAGTGGTCGCGGTCGTGGACCGTCTCGCTCTCGCCGACCTCCAGGCCGCTCACGTCGTCGTACCCGATCCCCCACCGAGCGCCGTCGCCGCGGAGGAACTGGCCGAGCGTCGTTTCGTACGTCTCGATCGACTCGTTCGCCTTGGGGTCGCCGGTCATGAGGGCGACCTCGATGCGAACGGCCAGATCGCGATCGATCTCGTCAGCCCTGCGCTCGTACCGCTCGATGTCGGCGCGGTCATCGTCCTTGAGCCGCTCGATCACCTCGGCGTCGGGCTGCGTGATGCACGCCAGCGCGCGATCGACGTGCGCACGGAGGTCGGACTCGCTCACCGCGTACCTGGACGAGCGGAGGATCTCGGTGGTGCCGCCGATACGGCGCGACATCACGAGCGACGACGGGTACTGGCCCGACGCCACGCGGTCGCGCAGGCGCGCCGCCATGCGGCGGTAGGTGTCGGCGTCGATCGCCGCCATCACACGCCTCCCTGCCGCATCGACTGCTCGCGGAGCCACTCGTCAGCGACCTCGCGGAGCGAGAGCACCGGGATCTTGATCGTCGTCGGCTCCGTCGCGCCCTCGCGGAACGCCAGCCACTCGCGGGCCCTCGTCAGGTTCTCGGCGGCGACCGTGGCGACATCGCGCCCCTCGACCTCCTCCGTGATGATCTCGGCGAGCTCGCCGAACGCGAAGTGTGACTCGGCGAGCTCCTGCCCGCCGACCACCGACCAGTCGTCGTGGCGTCCCTGGCGGGCGAACTCGGTGACGCGCACCGTGGCGCCGTCGAGCGAGTAGGCGACGCGGTAGCTGTGGCCGTAGGTGTCGCAGTAGTCCGGCTCGATCGAGAGGATGTGGAGGCCCTCGGCCTCGTCGGCGTCCTCGATCTCGCCGCAGCCATCTTTGTGGAACGCGACGCCGCCGCACTCACTGCACGCCGGCCCCCAATGCGAGGCGCCGCAGGTGGTGCAGCAGCAGTAGCAGGGGAAGGGTGAGACGGACTGCCCGACGCCGCCCGGCGAAGGCTCGGAGGGGGTTGCCGTTGACCCGGCCGAGACCGGGGAACCTGCGAGCGGGGCGTCGAGCATGTCCGCACAGTATGCGGACTCGACTCGTATGTCAACTCGAAATCCGCACAGAGTGCGGATTGCCGAATGCTAGGCTGACCCCCTGGTGACGCGGCGGCTGAAGAGTGCCTTGAGGGCCGGCACCTTGCGCGGGGCTGTCCGTCGCACGCTCTCCGCCATCCTCCTCACCACCGCCAACGCCTCATCGTGAAGCTCAGGGTTTGCGTCGCGAATCTCGCGGGCGAGCTCGCGCCATTCGACGCTGTCTCCGCTACCGCCGAGACTGAGAGTGTCGCTGCTTTCCTCTGGGGGTGGTGGCTGGTCCGGGCTGTTCATCGTCTGCCGATGTTACCGGCGCGGACTGACTGAGATGCGCTCGAAGCAGGGCTGTGAGATCTCGCAGTTCGGCCACTCCCGGCGAGGTTTCGGCAGCTTCGAGCCGACGACGAAAGACAGAGGCGTCTTCGGGGCCATCGAACACCACGTAGAAGCCCGGCGGCTCGATCTCCAGGGCTTCCGAGACGGCTAGTGCAACATCCCACACGACGTTCTTCCCATCGAGGCACCTCTGGATCCGCTCATCATTCACGAGCGGCCACTGCTGATGGTCGACAAGGGAGTCGAGGTAGCGCCAGCCCGGCTTGCGGGCGCCGGCCTTCTGTCGCTTCTCCTCTAGGCGTTCGCGGGCGAGCTTCACCCACCAGTGGCTGAGAAGATCCTCGGCGCCCTCCGGTTTTTTTATCGGCACGGCGGCCTCGCGCGAACCGTCGGATCTCGCTGGCATTCGCAGCCACGGTAGCAGTGACGACGTCCGCACTGGATGCGGATTCGAGGCTCGTGCGACTTGACGCGAATCCGCACATAGTGCAGAGTCGTCACGCCATGTCCAAGCCGATTCATCGTCAGCTCCTAGAGGCGGTCGAAGCGCAGGGGTTGACCTGGGATCAGGTGATTCGCCTGGCTGCGCTGAAGTGCTCGGCGGACTCCATCTCGCGAAAGCTGCGCGGGAAGCAGTCGCTCCGAGCGAAGGAGATCGAGTCGCTCGCGAAGGCATTGAGGATCCAGGTCGTCGCCGGCCGCGAGGCGGCCTGATGCGCTCACCTTCGCTCGCACTTCCCGATCCCCTCGTACCCGAGGTCTGCCCGCATTTTCTCGCACCGCTCCAGGGTGGAAAAGCAGTTGGGCGCCCCATCCTCGATGCGGAAGCAGAACTCTTCGAGGGGTTCGGGGGACGGCGGTGCAACGGACGGGGCGGGATCGGGCGTGCGAGTGCCCGCCGCTACCTCGGCCGCGATGGCCTCGGCCGTTGCGCTGAGACCGGCCTCTTGCTGTTCGCAGCGTCGGATGGTCGGCTGGCCGGGCTTCGTCGAGGCGCCGTACTTCGGCACGACAACCTCGCGGCACACGCTGTCAACGACGACGTCGCCATTGACGTAGAACACGGCCCATCGGACGGCCTGCCCGTTCCACTGGCGCCACGCCGTGATGATCGGCGCGGTCGCGCCGTACGCGGCGCCAGCGCCGGGATCGATGACGGGCTCGAGCCCCTGCTCGACCATGGCCTGGTAGGCGCGTCGCATCCCGTCGGGGTCGGCGGATCGCCGGGCTGGCGTGAACGGCTCCGTCTTCGGTGGCGTCGCGCAGGCGCACGTCGCTACCACGATCAGCATCGCGGTCTTCCCCATGTCTCCATCCTCGCCGACCTCGGCGCCGTCGTCGAGGCTCACACCGGGCGGGTGAACCAGCTCGCGCTCCTCTCTCCAGTCGAGGCAGCCCCAGATATCGCTGCCCACGAGGGCATCGAAACTCTCGGCGCTGATTCGTTCGCTGCTCACGAATCCACAGTCTGTCCTCAGGCCGCCGGTGTCACCGAACATCGCGGAACGGTCGCTTATCACCTCTGTTCGGCGGTGCGCGCATGACCCGAGAGTTGTTCGAGAAGAACACGGATCCGGTCGTCCGCCGTCACAACCACGACGAGGCCGAGCGGAAGTGTCTCCGCGTCCTGTCGGACATCGCCGATCAGCAGGGGCTCGACGTCTGCGCGGCAGCAGCGGGGATGGCCGGGCCGAACTTGCGCCAGGCGCTCGACGCCAAGCCCGGCCGCCACCTCGGCCAGCGCCAGCGCGTCGCGATCCTCGACCTCGGCAGCGACGAGCAGCGCACCGCGTACGCCAACCTGATGCTGCGCGCGTGGGCGAAGAAGACCGCGCCGCTTCGTGAGCGGACGGTCGAGGAGCGGCTGCGGGATTTGGAGTTCGCCGTCGCCGCCCGCTTCGGCGAGGCCGGCGTCGAGCTCGTCGAGCAGGAGAGGAGCCGGCCGTGACCCGGCCCTTCTTCTTCGTCCCCGGCGCCTACGCACGGTCGGCGCCGTTCGCTGACGAACCGTACAGCGACGGGCTGCTAGCGATCGACGCGGACATCGCTGACGTTGCGCTCGCGTGCGATGCGGCCCCTGTCGGGGTTGAGCCGGCCGAGCCTCCCGAGGTCCCCGACGTGACGGCGTACGCGGCGATCACCGTCGCCGTGCGCGAGTGCCTCAAACCGCGCGCCCGAGCGATACTGCTTCTCTACTTCGTCCACGGCGTCGGCGCAGTCGAGATCGCCAAGCGGTTCGGCATCTCCCATCAAGCGGTGCGCATGTCACTCGACGCCTCCATCGCGAAGCTGCGCCGTCACCGTGCCGTGGCAGCCGTACGTCGCGGTCATCCGCTGTCGCGTGTGCGCCCATGTCGCCCGAGCGCGATGACTCGCGAGCAGGTGCGATCCATCAACGAGCGGATCGCGCGCGTCCTCGGCCCGACGCCGCGATACGCGATGTCGGCATACCAGCACTACGTCTCGGACGAGGCCCGCACAGATCGCCCGCGCTGGAAGTTTCAGCGCGAGAAGGCACGCCAGCGGAAGCAGGATCGCGTGCGGCAGGTCATCGAGCGGCATCTCGCGCAGAGGGCCGTTTGATGTCCAAGCTCTCGCGCCACTCCTCGCGGAACGTGCCGCTGGCGAAGCCGCGCGCGTGCGCCAAGTGCGGCAGCCCGTTCCACAGCCTGTGCCCGCGCGACCGCACGCCGATCGAGCGAACCACCCGCGTGAACCCTCGGCGTGAGGAGCCCCGACGCTCCGAGCGCGAGCGCAACGCCAACTACCTCGCGTGGGTCCACACGCAGCCGTGCTGCGCCGTCGGCCTACCGGGCCACGTCTGCGGCGGCCGCATCGAGGCCGACCACGCGGGCGAGCGTCCGCTCGGGCGCAAGGCCGACGACGACACGTGCATCGCGATTTGCAGCCAGGGGCACCGCGAGCGCACCGACTTCTCGGGACCGTTCAAGACGTGGAGCCGCGACGAGATGCGCGCGTGATCGTCCTCGCCGTCTCGCTCCTCATCGCCGTCATGAGCTCGCCCCACAGCCGCGAGCAGACGCCCTGGCCGTGGTTCGCGTGGGCGCTCGCCATCACGGCGGTCGTCACGGGGATCGTGATGCTCGAGAGGGGTGCGCCGTGGTGACCGCCGCCCTTCTCGTCATCCTCTTCGCCGCCGTCTGGCGCGTCCCGCGTCTCACGGTGCAGCGTGGAGTCGAGCTGCGCGCACCTGGCGCCGTCGCCGCCCTCGCGCTGTTTCTCGGGTGGGCGCTCGTCTGCGCGTCGATCGCCGGCGCCGCCGTCGTCTGCGCGGAGGGATGGCCATGACCGCGCTCGTCGTCACCTTCGCCATCCTCATCGCGATCGCCATGAGCGGGTACGCGCTCTGGTGCATGGTCCGCCATCATCGGACGAGGACCGACTGGAATCCGCTCGGGCGCGACCGCGCCGCGCGCATGTCGCTCCTCGGCACGATGCCGTGCGTCGACTGCCTCGGCGACCTCGGCCAGTGCCGGCCGTGGTGCGTGCGCGCCGGCGGACGCGGCGACAACCTGCAGGGCGACCGCGACTCGAGGCGCGTTGACGACCAGGATCGCCAGGTCGCGCGCCGCACGCGGCGCAGGGCGGTGGCGGCGTGACCCGCCCCATCGTCCTCCTCGATGTCGACGGCCCGCTCGCGCTGTTCGTCGAGGCGTGCCAGGCCGAGCTCGCCGGCCACGGCGTCTACCGCGAGGCTGCCGCCGTCAAAACGTTCCGTCTCGAGGAGGCGTGGAGCCTGTCGCCCGACCAGAAGCAGATCCTCGCGCGCGCCTACAAGCGTCCAGGGTTCTGCGCTGGCATCGCGCCGCGCGAGAAAGCGCGAGAAGCCGTCGAGCGCCTGCGCGGCATCGCCGACGTCTACGCGGTCACCGCGCCGATGTGGAGCGGGCCGACGTGGCAGCACGAGCGCACCGAGTGGCTCGTCGATCACTTCGGGTTCCAGCGCGACCACGTCGTTTCGACGTCGGCAAAGTACCTCGTCGGCGGCGACGTGCTCGTCGACGATCGCGCCGAGACGCTGGTGATGTGGGAGCGACACGGGCGGGCGTCTGGTGTCGGCGTGCTGTGGGCGATGCCGCACAACTTCAACGCGTGGGCCAACGGCGAGTGGGACGGCGACCGGACTAGCGACTGGCAGGTCGTGATCAACCTGGCCGAGCGACTGGCAGGCGCGCGCGATCCGCAGGAGGCGACGCGTCGTGCGTGATCGCCCCGGCGTCATGGTGGTCAACGTCGCCACCGGCGAGACCCGTCCGCGCGCGCGGAAGGGTCCGCTCAAGCACGGTCTCTCGCGGACGCCCGAGTACCGCGCGTGGCAGACGATGCGGCACCGGTGCACCCGGCCGACAAGCCCAAGCTGGCCCGACTACGGCGGACGCGGCATCACCGTCGCCGCCGAGTGGCTCAATGACCCACGAGCCTTCATCGCCCACATCGGGCCGCGCCCATCTCCGAAGCATGAGGTCGACCGCATCGACAACGAGCGGGGCTACGAACCAGGCAATGTTCGATGGGTCACGCGCCCGGTCAACGACCGCAACCGACGGAGCAACAACCTCCAGACGTTCAACGGCGAGACCCTGACGATCGCCGAGTGGGCGGAACGCACCGGCATCAGCGCCGACACGCTCTACGACCGCATCACCCGGCGAGGTTGGTCAATCGAGAGGGCACTGACGACTCCGGTGCGCGCAAAGGCGAGGGCGGCGTAGCCGCCGCGCAAGTTCCCCGCGCGCTCGGCGCGCTGACGTTTCCAACCCCAGCACACAGGAACCCATGTCCAACAAGTATTTCAGTGAGATCGTGGCGGGCCTCGCCGAGGGCGACCTCGACGAGCGCGTCACCAAGCGGCTCTCCGAGCTGGCGCAGAAGGTCGAAGAGACCGGCGGCACCGGGAAGCTCACCCTGACGCTGACGGTCAAGAAACAGAACCGTCAGGTCGTCTTCAAGCCGACTTTCAAGGCGCAACTGCCCGAGCCGGCGCTCGACGACACGATGTTCTTCGTCGACGCGAACGGTCAGCTCACGCGCGACGACCCGAAGCAGCTCCGGCTGCCGCGGGTCGCGAAGGAGGCGCGCGTCGTCTCCCTCGACGGCGGGAAGGCGAAGGACCCCAAGGACTCCAACGACAAGGACGGTGACTGACCATGCGTGACGACGAGAACAGCGAAAACGGCCCCATCCTCTCCAACAACGAGTCGATCCACGCGCTGCGCCAAGGCGTCAGCGTCGAGATGCGCACCTGCGACATCGAGATGGCGAGCAACGAGGGCAAGGACGTCTCCGTGCCCGTGCGCCTGGTCGAGCGCGGCCCCGGGCAGATCACGGTCGAGGTCATGCGCGACGTGATCGACGAGGCCGAGCGCCAGTCGGCCGGGCCGCGCCGCCGCGCCGGGACCGTCGAGATCGGCGCACTCGACTCGCTCATCGACTACGTCAACCGCTTCAAGGCGACAGCGGACGACGAGACGGTCGCCTTCGCGCCGATCAACCCGCCCGGCGTCACCGTGATCTTCGACTACCACGCGCACGGCGGCGGCGCGCCGGGCTGGTGCGGTGACCGCGCGGTGTACCGCTGCCCGCTCTCGCGCCAGTGGCAGCTCTGGTGCAAGGCCGAGGGCGTCGGGTACTCGCAACTCCATTTCGGCGAGCTCATCGAGACCAACGAGGTCGACCTCTACGGCGACGACGAGATCGGCCTCGCGAGCGCCAGCCGGATGCTCGAGACGGCGCGCAACCTCATCATCCGCCAGGCCGGGAAGTACGAGCGGAAGATCAACCCGACCACGGGCGAGGGAACGCTCGTATCGGTCGAGGAGCACGGCAGCGAGTCGACGAAGATCCCGAAGGCCTTCGGCCTCGCCATCCCGGTCTTCGAGGGCTCGGACGTGAAGTACCCGGTCGAGTGCCGTCTGCGGTTCTCGATGGTCGAGGGCAAGGTCCCGCAGTTCTCGTTCGTCATGCAGAACCGGCAGGACGTGTTCGACAAGGCGCTCACCGAGCTGCGCCAGACCGTCGCCGAGAAGTGCGGCATCCCGGTCTTCGTCGGCAACCCGCCGGCCGCCGCCAAGTAGCTCGAGCTCGACCACGGCGCCCGGAGAGAGCACGCGACATGCCGCCCAGCCTCTACGCGATCTCGAACCGTTACCTCAGGGGAACCCGTGCGAACGGGCACCTTGGGCGAAGCCGCACGTGCGTGGAGGCGCGGTAGCGCATGGCGGCAGCGGTCACCCTCTCGGCCGAGTTCTTCGACGACCCATCGTTCGATCACCTCGGCGTGCTGCTCGGCATCGACCCCGATCTCGCTCGCATGAAGGTCGCGCGGCTGTGGTCGTGGCAGACCGAGCACTACAGCGAGGAGCGGCCGACGTACGTGATCCCGGAGGGGTTCGTGATCGGCAAGCTCGGGGCGAAGGGGCCGGCGGCCATGATCGAAGCCGGTCTCGCCGAGCGCCGCGATGGCGGCCTCTTCCTGCGCGGCACCGACAAGCTCACGAGCACCGGCGACACGCGCATCGGGTGGCTCGGGTCACGGCGAGCCGACAAGGTCGCCGGCGGCAAGGCGCGGGCGGCACAGGCAGAGAAGATCGGAAGGGTCGGCGGCCGATTCACCAGCGGCGCACCAGCGGCGCACCAGCATGGCGCTGCTGGTCCAGCGGCGCACCAGCAGGCACCAGCAGGCACCAGCGGAACACCAGCGGCGACCACCAGCAGCGGCCAGCGGCCACCAGCTATCAGGGATCAGGGATCAGGATCTTCTTCTGGTTCTACGCGCGATCCTGGCGTGTACGCCTCCATCGCCGAGCTCGTGACGCTCGCCTATGCGCGCATGGGCGCGGCCAGGGAATCCATCGAGCCCGGCGCGCCTGCACTCCCACGCCTCAGCGAGCGCCCGCTCGTGGACCGCTTGCGCGCCACGCCGCCGGAACGCCGCGAGCGCGACCTCGTGCACTGCCTCGACGTTCTGATCGCCGAGGCGGAGCGCGACCGCTCGGTCAACAACCTCCGCATGGGCTACCTGGGCGGCGACCTCGCCTGGCCCGGACTGCTCTCGAAGACCGTCGCCAGCGTTCGCGGACGCGACGGCCCCGGCGGTGACCGCTCATCGCGCTCATCACGCCAGCCCACGGGTGCCGCAGCCGGCGCCGACGCCCTCGAGATCCTCCGACGCCGCAAACAAGGCCAACCGCCATGACCGACGAAGAAGCCGTCAAGATCATCACGCTCGCGCTCGCTGCCCTGCCGCAGCAGTCCGCGCGCATGACCGCGGACAACATCGCCAACGCAGCGCAGGTCTGGGCCGAGCTGATGCCGGACCACGACCGCGAGGAGGTGTGGTCGGCGGTGAAGCGGCTGCTGGTCACGAGCAAGTGGCTGCCGACGCCGGCCGAGATCCTCGCCGTGATCGACGCCGCCCGTCATGGCCGCCGCCCCGGCGGCGCCGAGCAGTGGTCGCGGGTGTGCGACGCGATCGGCGCCGTGGGTCGCTTCCGCCCGGCGCCGGCGTTCCGTGACCCGGTGACAGCGCGCGTGGTCGACGCGCTCGGGTGGCGCGAGTTGTGCGAGTCCGAGAACCAGGTCGCCGACCGCGCGCGCTTCATCGAGCTCTACGACCGGCTCGCCACCGAGGCCGTCGAGGATCGCGCGGTCGCTGAGGTGCCTGGCATCGCGCGCCCGGCGCTCACCGGCCCGCGCGGCCGCGTCGGCGAGATGCACCGGCTTGACGTGTCCGCGTTTCCCGGTCTGCCGCCGGCGAAGGAGGGCAACTGATGGGCGACGACGACGACATCGACGACTCGATGGGCGCCAACCCCGAGCCCGTTCGCGAGGACGCGCGCGCCGACCTCGGCTACCAGGAGACGCTGGCCCCGCGCTCGAGGAAGCCGCGCGGCGACCGCGCCGGCCGGTGGGTGGTCGAGTTCCGTGAGGGGGCCGAGGAGCCGGCGGCGCCGGCGGCAACGCCGACGTGCCGCGTGTGCGGTCCGGTGCCGGCGGGGACGATCCTGCACTCGCACGGCGACGACTGCAGGCGGAACGTGTGCGGTCCGTGCCAGGGGAAGCTGAACCGGCAGCGGATGGGCGGCACTGGAGGTAGCTGGTGAGCGCCGCGCACGTCGAACGCGGCGACGGCTGGGAGTTGCATCTCGGCGACTGTCTGAACGGTCTCTCGCTCCTCAACGACAGGAGCGTGACCGTGACGATCACGGATCCGCCGTACGAGGCTGAGGCGCACACCGAGGGCCGGCGCCAACTCGGCAAGGATCGCGCCGGCACGCACAAGGGAAGCGGCGGTCGATATCGCAAGGTGCTAGAGACGCCGCTGGCCTTCGCGCCGATCGCGAACGTCGATCGCGTGGCTGTTGCTGCACAGATCGCGCGCGTCACGCAGCATCGTGCGCTCGCGTTCTGTCAGGCCGAGGCCGTCGCGGACTGGCGCGATGCCTTCAACGCAGGCGGCATCCCGTATCGACGGGCGATGCCGTGGGTGAAGCCCGACGCGATGCCGTCGCTCCATGGACGGTGGCCGGGACAGTCGTACGAGTCGATCGTGCTCGCGATGCACCCGTCGGCGCCGCCGTGCCCGGTGGGGGGGCGCCTCGCGACGCTACGAGTTCACGCGCGACGCGGCGCTCTACCGCCGGCACGGCGAGAAGAAGACCGGCGAGGCCGCGCCGCACCCGACGATGAAGCCGCTCGACCTGATGCTACAGCTGGTCCTGGACTTCACCGAGCCCGGTGATCTCGTGCTCGACCCGTTCGCGGGCAGCGGAACCACCGGCGTGGCGTGTCTCTCGCTTGGTCGCCGTTTCGTCGGCTGGGAGATCGACGAGGCGTTCTTCGAGGTCGCGTGTCGTCGGCTCCGTGGCGAGCGCGCTGTGCCGCGGCCCGAGCAGCCAGACCTGTTCGCATCCACGCCAACGGAGGCCGCATGAACCCGTACGCCGACGTCGACGACCTCTTCGCCTGGGCGGATGCGAACGGCAGCCCGGCGGCCGCCGAGGAGCAGGCGACGAGCGACAAGCGCGACCACGAGGCCCGCTGGCGCCAGTTCCGCGCCGATCACCCCGAGGCGTGGCCCGCAATCCTCGAGTACCTCCGTGGCGAGCGCGAGCGGGGCGAGCGGCGGCTGTCGATGGCCCGCTGTTGGGAGGTGCTGCGCGGCCGGTTCGGCAAGGGCGTGAGGTTCGATAATTCGTGGCGCGCCATCGCAGCGCGGGATGTGGCCGCGGCGGACCCTGATCTCGGCGCGCTGATCGAGACGCGCAGGAGGAAGGCGTGAGCGCCGAGCATTGCACCCGATGCCGCGGCGCGATGCTGCCAGAGTGGGGCGGGTATCGCTGGTGCCCGACGTGCCGCGAGGAGGGAGCGAAGCGCCAGCGCGCCCGCACCAAGACGGCGAAGGGGCGCGCGCTCCACGCGAAGCACTGCGCGACGTGGAGGGGCAAGAACCGCGAGGACTACAACGCCGGCCGGATGGACGACTACTACGCGCGCCGCGAGCGGAAGCAGTGCATTGCCTGCAGCGAGCCGGCGCTGCCAACGGGGCCGCGGTGTCAGAAGCATCGCGACGCGCACGTGCAAGCGCAGCGCGAGTATCGCGCTCGGCGCGCCGGGGGCCAGCAGCGGCTGATCAAGCCGCTGATCAAGCCGCTGCCACGAAAGCGGCCAGCGAAGATGCCCGCACCGGTTCGGCGCGCGGCCGCGACCGAGCCCGCCCCGCACGAGCAGCTCGAGCTTCCGCTCCGCGTCCGCATCCTGCGCGTCGTCCGCTTCTATGACGCCGCCACCGGCGAGGACATCCGCGAGCACCTCGGGCTCGGCGATGACGCGCGCGACGCCGTGTCGGCGCACCTCTCGCGCCTGACGAAGCGCGGGCTCCTCGCCCGCCTCCCCGACCGCAGCCGCGCCGAGGCCGCGTACCGCCTCACCGACGAAGGAAGGAGGGCCGCCTGATGCGCACGTACAAGCCGACGGGTCGACCGGTGGGACGACCGAAGGCCCCGCGGAGCTCGACGACGACACCGATCGCCGACTGGCGCCTGGGTGAGCTTTCGCTCCGCGAGGCCGCCGTGCGCTTCGTCGAGCTGTGCAACGGCGTCGACGCGGCGACCGTCTGCGAGGAGTTCGGCGCCGACACAAGGGAAGGCCAGACGATCCGCGCCGCCCTAAATGGGGCTGCGAAGAGCGGAGAGCGCATCGTCAAGCACGATGGCGCGTTCTACCCGGCGCGCCGCGCTTCCCGGAGAGCCGCATGACGCGAACGCTGTCGATCAACGGCTCGGTGCACATCGAGACCGATGCCGGCCACACCCTGCAGCACGCGGGGAAGGGGAAGCCGCGGCAGCTCATCTGCCATCGCTGCGACGAGCGGCTCTTCATCGAGGGCGAGACGTTCGACGATCGAGTCGAGCACCTCAGGCAGATCATCGCGGAGCACGGAGGTGCGTCGTGCCCGTGAGGCGAGCTGCGCGACGAGATGCGAACGAGGACGAGATCGTCCGCGCACTGCGCGCCGCCGGCGCGTCGGTGTGTCTCCTCAGCATGAAGGACGTGCCCGATCTTCTCGTCGGGTTCCGTGGCGCGAACTTTCTGCTCGAGGTGAAGCAGGAAGGGCGCCGCGGGGCATCCATCAAGAGCATCCACGCCGAGCTCAGTGACGACCAGGCGGCGTGGCACGAGACCTGGCGCGGTCTCACGCCGGTCGTTGTTCGTAACACAGCCGAGGCGCTCGCCGCCATCGGCGCGACCACAGGAGCACCGTGAGCACCGAAGACCGCGACGTGTACCCCGCCGTCGTCCTCAACCCCGAGGCGATCGGCGAACCCAACCAGACGCCGGAGGTGCAACTCTCGCCGGCGCTGGTCGCCCTCGCGCGGGGCGAGTCCGCGGAGTCGGGCCCGTGCCGGAAGTGCAAGCGCGACGCACCGCCGAGCGCCGACGCCCTGGCCGCCAAGCTCGCGCGCGAGGACACGGGCGGCCCGATCGAATGGCTGTCGTACGAGGAGCAGGAGCGGTGGCGCCGGATCGCGCGGCACGCGCTCGAGGTGATCGGGTGAGCGCCTCCGACGACACCACGCCGACCGTTGAGGTCGTCGACTACTCCGACCTGCGGCCCTGCCCGCCGCTCCCCGGGCCGTTGTACGTCGACGACGAGCGCCTACCGCCGAACTTCTGGTCCAAGGTGACGCCCGAGCCGAATACTGGCTGCTGGCTGTGGTTTGCCTGTGGTTCTGCTGATGGGTACGGGCAGTCGTTCGTGACGGGGAGGCAAGTGTACGCGCACAGGCTGGCGTACATCGTTCTTACCGGTCACGACCCGGGCGCGCTCCAGTTGGACCACCTGTGCCGCACGCGCTGCTGCGTAAACCCGGCACACCTCGAGCCGGTGACGAACGCCGAAAACTCGCGCCGGGGGCGCATTCGCCAGGTCACGAAGGAACGACACGCGGCCAAGACGCATTGCGTGAACGGGCACCCGTTCACCGACGAGAACACCCTCGTCCGCACAGAGCAGGGGCGCTCTGGCGTCTACGGCATCCGACGTTGCCGAGCGTGCAACCGGGAACGGATGCGGAAGCTTCGTAAGCTACGAAGGGAGTCGGCATGAGGGACGAATTTCAAGACGAGGGGCTCGTTGTCGACATTTCCGATCTTCGACCATGCCCATTCCTGCCTGGACCCTTCCCGGAACGCTGCACCGCTCGCTGCGTGTGCTGTGACGACCGCATGGAGGTGTTCATCGACCAGCGTGTGAGCCTGGATGCCGACAGCACCGGCGACACCGCCCGGCTCGTGCCCGCGATCCCCGTCGACCAGCACGCTCGGTTGCTCGCGATGTCGGCGAGCGCGGTGGGCCGCGATGGCGTCGGCGGGTGGCTGCTCATCCCGGATCCGAAGCGGGGCATCGAATGGGTGTGCCGCGAGTGCGCGAAGGTGGCGATCGACTTCACTGCCGACGAGGTGCAGAAGGCCGTCGCGATGTGGCTGCGGTGGTCGCGGATCGAGGTGGAGGACAGGAC